GGGGGGTGGGGGCTGTTTTTTAACAAAAACCCCCCCCCCCCCAATGTCTCCCCGAAAGGACTCTGCATCATGTCCAACAGCACGGCACGGTTTAGTTTTTTCGTTGTTTATCTGGTGTTCTTTGCAGTGAATTTCACGCTGGTCGTGTGGTCATGGCAGCGGTATTACGTGGGCACGGACGGGATGATCGAGCTGTTGAAGGAATTGGTGGCGATCTATGCACCGCAGTTTTCTGTGATCTTGGCGGGTATCTTCGGGAGCCAGAGTGATCGTGAGAGCCTGGCTGCGTTCGTTCCGTATCTGGCGGGTATCCTGCTGGTTGTGCTGTGGAATGCGAATACCGCCTGGCCGCTGGCGTATTTGTTCTTGAAGGCGGGCCCGCAGGGCATGCCCTTGTCCTGGGCTCTGGATTATTGGAAATCCGCGCCCGTGCTGACAGGGTTCCTGTGCACCGCGGCCTTGACGTTCTTCTTTCTGAAGTCCAGTGGTAGGGAGGTATGACGGAAATGCGCGATGTGAAGCCGCTATTGGCAATGTCGGCTCTTTCTTATGGTTTGCTGCCGATTACTATTCTGATTCTGTTCGGTGTATCGTCGACACTCTGCATGTGTGATGCAGCAATGCCGTCTGACTCGAACGCCTCTATCAACAATTTGGCAGCTCCGATGATTCGATCATCGGACCCTTCCGCATGGGCAACGATTACACCCTCCACATGTTGTCCGGACGCTACCCAGTTTACGATGGTGACCTCCCATTTTGCCGCCTTCAATACGGAAACTACTTGGTTCGTCAGTGGGACTACGTCCGGACCGCCTTCAAAAATGCCTCTGACTATCACCGAAGTTCCTGCAAACGGCTCCAGTTTCTCGATCAATTCTTCGGGGCAAGACAAAGACCGCGGTGCTAGTTCTGCTTCAATTCGCAATCTTTCTAATCGTTCTTGTTCTGCCTTTTCGTCCGCGGCGACGGCTCTCTGTTCTGCTGCGGCAATTCTTTTGTCGGACTCCATCTGGACAATGCCCGCTGCTGTCCTTGATGCATACCATGAGATGAAAGCTGAAATTGCGGCTATGATGCCGGCAACTGCAGGAAGAATTGATAGAGCGAAGAGAGCTGTCGTAGCGGCTATCACTCCAGCAAGTGCGCCAATCACGTTGGCACGCAAAGATACTGATTCCCAAAAAGATGAAGACTGTTTCCACATCTCAATCGCCTTACCGTTCTGGTTGGTCGTGTCCTGCTTGATCGTTTTATGGACCCTCGGAATCCTATATATTTACTTCGAAATCAAATTTTTTAGAATGAAAAAGTTGGCAAGATTGCAGAGTCGCGTTACTCTGGCAGAGCGCGAACGAAAGGAAAACTGATGACTACGCTCATTTCCTCTGAAGAGATCCTGAAACGGGTCATGGACACCCGCCTGGAGATGCTCCGGACCCTGTCCCAGATGACCATGAACCTGCTCGGGCCGCTGGCTCCAGAGAATGCAGACGAATCGGACCGGCTGAAAGCGAGGCTCGTAGCGCTGCATACGGCAGCAGCGGAATTCCGCAAACAGGCCCAGTGCTTCGAAGCGGATATCGTGCGGTTCGGAATGCTGGCGGGAATAGGCGTTTTGGTATCGCCGCACTCTCCGGTGTTTGAATCGCCGGACGGGCGGAGCTGGCGGCAGGTCGAGGAAGAGGATTCGGAACCTGCCGAGGAGGAATATCCGGTATTGGGGCACTTTAGTTCGTGGTATGATTCCGTGACAGGCAAAGCATCTCCACCGGAAAGCTCACCGAGCTTGCGGCAGATCTCGAAGGAGATAGAGGAGCTGCAAATCGGTTATCTGATTCGTGACCTACTGAATGCTAACAGCGACATACCTCCGGGTCGTCTTGTGGCTGCCGTGGAAACGGAGATTCATGTGTATTTGAGACATCTCAAGGATAGCCAGCTCATCTACGATTTCGGGTGGCTGCCAGAGAGTCCTGAACAGTATGTTAAAAGCGTGTTCATCGCATACAACCCCAGTATGGAATGCACGGGCTGGCTGTTCGGGATCGACACGGAGGGCCGGCCGTTCGTCAAATTCACGAAATTCGCGGGGCCGGCTCCCTATGAAAAACAATGGCAGGATCTGCCGGCATAGGAGAAGCAACAAATGTCCCCTGCAGAAAAACATGAGATCAGCCCCCGCCAGATGAAAGAGGAAGCCATCGGGGAGTGGCTCTGTTTTCAGTTCAAGCGCCTGGGGTTGACGTGGTGGCGTCTCGGATGCCGTGTTTTCGGTCGCCCGAATAGGATGCTGCTCATCTATGATGTCTCGGATTTCTCTGACAGCGCAGTGCTTCCGTTAATGCAGTGGCGTGATCTTCTGGACTCGCTCCCGGACAATCTTGGGGACCATGGGTTTTGGCAGCATCCGCGAATTCAGGACGACACAGCAGATGTGCCATACTATTATCGCTTTGAAGGATTCCCGCGCGATCTCATCGTGTCTGAGGAATGGTTTGAGAATCTCGTCATATCGGAAAAGATAGACCTGATCGACTTCGATATTTCCCCTCTTTCCTATGTCGTCACAGAAGATCGCTGGCTGGGGGAAGATTTGGCGGATATGCTCCTAGAGCCGCTCGGTAAGAGGGGCCATTATACAACGAGAGAAATAGATCCGAGAGAAGAATCGGCATGGGAGCTGCCCGGTCCTTGCCCACCAAAATGCTGGGACGACATGGAAGAGCTGAAAAACACCGTTCTGAATGAGGCGGAAATTCAGAAATAAGGAAGCAACAAATGTCCCCTGCGAGAAAATACGAGATCAAGAGCAGCATGGGCCGAGACATCGCATGGGTTGAGCGGTGCAAAAGGGCGCTCCTGTCGCCGTACGGCGTTGCTCCATTTGCCACATCGCGAGAAGCGGAGATGGAGCGGCTGTCCAGCATGATTGAGACCATGCACAATGCAAAAGCCGGCATCGGTGGACATCCGGGGATATCCTTCGAGTGCGAAGCTGCCCGGCATGGCTCCAGGCGATCAAAATGGAACCACGAACACTGGCGCAGACGTGTTATTCATCAAATGGCCAAGCACTTGGCAAGGGAGGATCTGTGACAATGAGTGGAGAGCAGCCCACCAAGGAATGGCGCACAACCATTCGCCTGAAGTTTCCTGCTGAATCCAAGGACTGGAACGCAGAGCAATTTCGAGAGTGGATTTCGGAGCGGTGCAGAGAGCGCCTTGACGAAATGGGGGTGCCTCGAGGGGTTGCCGAACAATACAGCCTGCACATGGCGCAATGGGCATCTGAAGCCATTGATCTGGGGATTCGTGACGGCGGTACATACCATTCCATAGCGATGCCGGTGTCTATCGGTTATTTCGCAGACAGAGCCGCTATAGCGTATGCGCCCTTTTACGCGCGAATGGAAGAAAAGAGCGAGTTGAATGAGGTCCCGCCAGATGCCTGAAGAATCGCTCGATCTCCACGATGACGCAAATGGCTCGCAGGTCAATGTGAGGAGCGCTTGACGGAGAAGCTTATCAGCGACATCATCACGGGCGTGCGCCCCTGCAAGTACATCGAATTCGAGCTGGGCGTCATGAAGTCAGGAGAGGAATTTAAGGAATACAAGGAATTGAAGGACATCCTTGACGACAGAAAACAGCCCACGGGCCGAAAGGATTTGAACAATGGCCAATGACTGGACGATAGTGGATCTATCGGACAAGATAGACTTTAACAAGATAGAGATGGACGCTGCAGCGGACCATTTCCGGGCATGTATGGCCATCCTTGAGCCAGGGAGGGAATTTCCCATAGCCTTCAAAGAACGAGAGGGCGATATGGGCAATCGGTATATCGCAACAGTCCCCGTCACGTGGACAAGCCCTAAGCCGCATTGTGCCGTGCAAATCACATGCGACAGAGGGGGGATCGATCTCGAAATATTCTGTTCGAGACGTGAACTCGTCGAAAAAATCCTTCGGCTCATCAAGGAGGACGCACAGAAGGAGGATGAACGGACATGAAAATGATTGAGATTCCAGAGATAGGCTGGGAGGGGCATCTCGCGGCAGCCGTCCGCGATGCAGACGACGAAACAGTTATTGTCGTTGATACGGAAGAAAAGAAATTGTTGGCGTTCGCTGCCGCAGAACGATTGGGAAAGACGATTACAGCCCGTGTCGGTAGCGTGGTGAGCGAAGAGGATTTCAACAAAGGCTTCGAATGGGCAGACCAACTGAGAGAACGCGCGAAACAGACCGGTTGCAGCACGTTCATCGGTGACCATCCCGTCGCTGATGACGATAGGGTTGTGGCTCGTATGATCGGAGAAGTCGATCAAGGAACGGGAGAGTTCATCCCGCACAAGTTCGTGGGATATGACATTTACAACAAAGACGGACAATTGATCAAATCGATTAGGGAACATCCACAGCGATGCGATCACATCGAATTCGAGCTGGGCGTCGCGAAGCCCGGAGAGAGTTTCGAGGGATACAGAGAATTGAAGGACATCCTTGACGACGGAAAACAGCCTGTGTAGGGGCGTGTCTTGTTTGCGCCCCTGATACGCCGGCACGGCGGCCGGTTGCTACCAAAGGCAGGGCAGGCACGAGACCTGCCCCTACATGCCAAATAGCCTGCCTACCTGTTAGTTTGCGCAAAATCGCAAACTGACCCTTCGCAAGCATAAATATCCTACCATTACACTGTAGTTTTCTACTCTTTTTGTGAACCCGGTCATTCACCTCGGTCATTCAACTGCGTCATTTTTCCCGAATCCCGAAATACGGCATACAGGGGGGGAAGCGACAACCAAACCTACCATTCCTGCCCGTGAGTGCGACGCGCGCACTTACGGGGAATTTTTCGGGAGGAACTCATGTCACTCAGCCGTTCGAAACGAGGAGGTATACGCCATGAGATAAATACCTTCATTCTGTGGTTCCTCATCGCTGCGGTAGCGGCACTGGCCGTATTCCTTCCAGCGCCGGGCCAGGCCCAAACGGGATTCGGCGACACCCTCGTTACGGAGGTCGACGGCCTCCCCGCATCATTCGGCGCTCTCCCTCCCCCGGGGTTTGACCAGGCCAAGAACATCTTCGGAGTGTTCAGCCTGCTCACGCCCGTCACTGAACCTGCACCAGCCGTCGCCGAATCAGCCTCTGCCGCAGATGGGGAATCGTTCCTGAGCCTCAGCGATGAAGAGCACGCAAAACTGAGAGAATTCCTCGGGAATCCCGGTAAAACACTCACCGACGACGAATACGGGCAGCTCAAACGACTGCTGAGCAATTCCGCTGCAGCGCCGCTGCAAGTTGCCCTCACCAATACAGCCGTTAGGGCCACGAACGTCCTGATCGTGGGAATGGCCTGGATCGCATTCCTGCTCATACTCCGACGCATGTTCAATTACTGGTTCGACAAGGACCTGTGGGATGACAAAACAGCCTCAACAGTCACCGTTGGGATCTTGCTGGTCTGCAGCGCCTATCTGCTGGGAGCGTGTGTGTGATGAGAATGAGCGGGCAAAGAGAAAAGACTTTGGGGAACCCTTCTTTGTGTAAAGAAGGGTTCCCCAGGCCCCTCCCAAGAAACGCTAATATTTTCCCGAATACTCAGCTCGCCTGCGGCGAAACGAGTCTTCGGGAAACCGTTGGCCACAGCAGAAGAGCAATCACCATCATCGTGTGCGTGATAACCGCAGCGATACTCCTGGCGTCATCGGCAGAGGCATACACAGGCCGCAGGGCAGTGCTCAAAGCCCGGGGCGATCTGATGCTGGCGGAAAATGCGCCCTACATTTGGGGCAAAGCGGACTGTTCTGCGCAGATGTGGAAACTCCTAAACGATCTCTGGCCAGAACTGAAATTGGCAAAATGGTTCAAGCGCACAACGGCTGAAGCAATGGCAGGATGGCCGTGGCCCCCGCTTTTGAGCCTCGATGACACCGACTTCGGTGACCTCCTGTTTGCCAACAGCACTGAAGATGATCCGGCCAACAGAGCGCCGCGAGAACAGTTCAGGATCAAGCACGTGATGATGACCTGGGATGAGCCGGAAACGGCCATCCACGCCGGTAAGAAGCGAGGATTCTCGAAGACGAACCTGAAGCCCTTCTGGCGACCTCGGATCAATCTGGCGATTAGACCGCCGTATTAGGGGGGAAAGGCAAATTCGGGGAGGGGCTTTTTACAAAAAGCCCCTCCCCGAGCCCCTCCTCAAAAACTTTTAACCTTCTCCGGAATCGACTGGTTTTCCTTCGGAAAAACCCGATTCCGGAGAAAAGTTCGCCTGAAATCGAAGGGTAGAACAATGAAGACAGCAGCATTCATCGGCGTGATCTTGGCCCTAGTCATGACAGGCTGTGCATCCACACAGCCCGCAACGAAACAGGCGAGTGGACCGAACGGATTCGAGAACATGGGACTGGTGCGGCAGATGTCCTGCTACTCCTGCCTGAAACCGGCAAACGAAACGGAAGCCGTCTATCTGCGGACGCTCCGGGACACGCTCAACAGGATGCTCGGAGATAAATAAACGGCAACATATCGGAGGAAATCGCAATGCTCGCATGGCTCTTACTAATCCTGACGAAACTCGTGTGGTGGCTCATCCCGAAACTCGCTGAGTCTCTCGTGGACGCCATCGGCAAATGCCTGATGGCTGTGCAGTACGCAGAAAGCATCGAAAACGAGGCGGAACGCCGGCTGTTCGTCATGAACTCCCTCGGAGCTTACAGCACGATCCCGGAACCGATCCGAAGGTTCATCGTCGAGGCCTGCGTGATCCTGTTCAAATTGGGCATAACCGCAGAACACCTGGAAAAGATGGAAGAGCTGGTCGGTTACGAAGAGACCTGGGCCGACATCCGCACGAGCGACGAACGGAGAAACGCGGCCCTCAAGAAATTTGCCGAGCTGTTTCCCAACCTGCCGGAACGCATGGGCCGATTACTCCTGGAAATCGCTGTCCTGAAAGTGAAAGCGGCATTCGGTAGCGGCAATACGGCAGTGCAAAACCGGACAGAAAAACTCGATGCCGAAGGCTATTTCGGCCTTGCCCCGGACGGCTGCCTGGTTGCGCACAATGACGGCGAGGAGATCATCACGGACAAAGGTGAGGTCCTCCGGTTCATCGCAGCAGATCAGACCTGGGAAGAGATCGGATCTGTCGATCCAGGAGCACTGCAATTTACCGTAGAAGTCCCCATTGGTGGCGAAAAGATCTTCCATGTCTCGATCAAGGGCGGGTCAGTCAGAGCGCTAAAATTTGTTTGGGATGGCTCAGTGTGGCAACTCCATCCCGATGAGCCCAAAGGAGCCGCCGAATGATCCCGGACGTCGGTGCGGGCACGCCGTGGACTGCCCTCTGGTTTATCGCAGCGCTGTTTCTCCTGGCGCTCACGCTGATCAGTGGAGTGACCCTGACCATATTCAACCGGGCACTGCAGAAGCGGGATACCGCCGATGACGAGCGGGATGGAAAGATCTCGAAACTCGAAGAGCAGATCCGGACGGTGCAGATCGAAGGACTCAGACGGAACAACGAGCATCAAGAGCGCATCCACAAGCTGCAGATCAACATGATGGAATGCCGGACCCAGCAATGCACTATCCAGGGCAATCTCATCACCCGCGAGGAACATCATGGCGATCAGTTGCGGCTGCAGGACGTGATCAAGGCGAGCAACGCCGAAGTCATGGGAGCGATCAACGTGTTGCATCGCCGCATTGACACCTATTTCGGAAACACCGAGGCGAAAACAAAATGACGTCTGCTGAAGCCAACTACAAGACTCGAGGAGACATTCTGAAGATCGTCCGCCGCTTTGGAGTGGACGGGATCTCCTACCAGGGAATCGAAAAGATCTTCTGGCAGGCAGGCCGTCTCGGCGTTGCCGCAGAGCTCGAGGAGAATCTCGCATACCTCGGCGACAAAGGCTACCTGAACCTGCGGCTGGCGAAGGACCCTATTTCCGGTGTGGAACGATGGCTCGCAACCATGACGCCCAAGGGTATCGATCTCTTGGACGGCACGATTCCGTCCGATCCGGGGGTTAACGTTGTCTGCTGAGCCTGAAATCCGCAGACCGAACCGGGCGCACGGAGCAATCGACAGGCTGCCCGACGAAATCCAGCTCCAAATCAAGGACTGGTATTTCGACAAGCTCACCCTGGACGACATAACGCAACAGCTCAATGAGAGGCTGGAAGCCGAGGGCATCGAGCAGACCATCAACCGCAACCAGGTGTGGAGGTGGATGCAGCGCCAACGCCAGGATCTGGAACGGATCGAGCGGGCCAGGACAAAAGCTGAAGTGCTGACAAAGCATTTGGTGGGCGATTCCAAGGACGTGGGGGAAGCCGCGGAAGGATTGTGCAAAGCGATTCTCCTGGAAGCCCTGGCTGACGCAGACACCCTGAAAGCAACGGAAATTCTCGACGTGGCACGTATCGCCAACAGCCTGGGGCGTCTCGCCACCGGCAAAGTGGCACGGGAGAGATGGGAAATGGAGAAACGCAAGAAAATCGAGGCCGCAGTGCAGCAACTGAAAGAGGACGTTCGGGCACTGCTGGCCAACGAACCTGAGCTCACCACGAAACTCTTTGACGTTATCGACCGTGCCGCATCGGAAATGACGGAGCAATCGTGAACCTGAGAGAGCTATTACCAGCAACCGCCGAGAGTATGCGCCCCAAACAGGCGCTGCCGTTCCTCCCGTGGACGCAATCGGCCGAGTACACCATCGACGGGAACGTGTTCGATATCGAACAGGTGCCGTGGTTGCGGACTCCAGCTCAGGACACGTCTCGTGAAAAGGTGTTCCGGAAGGGATCGCAGGCTGCGGTCTCCAGCCTGTCACTCGGACTATCCATGCATGGGGCTGACCAGTTCGGCCAGCGGTGGATCTATTTTCTCCCGACCGATGACGAGATGGACGATTTCGTTGCCGACCGCGTGGAGAAAACGCTCTCTGAATCTGACTATCTGAGATCGCGGCTCGGTGGGACCGACAACCGAGGCCTCAAACATTTGGGTCCGGGGCTCATCTATTTCAGGGGCCTGTGGACGAAGCGCCGCGCGAAATCGGTCCCGGCTGACGGCCTCGTGTTTGACGAGATTGACGAGCACAAGCCGGAAAATATAGCGCTCGGTGAAGACCGGGTTCTCGCGAGTAAGTTTCAAAACAAGATCTACCTGTCAGTCCCTTCATTCAGCGGATACGGCATCGACAAGCTGTTTGCGGATTCTGACCAGCATTTCTTCCTGCACAAATGCTCGTCCTGCGGAAAATGGAATCATCTGGATGACGATTTCCCCGAGAATTTCATTCCGGTCGCTGCCAAAAACCGCAAGAGCTGGCCGGATGGAACAACGCATTACCGCGGCTGCCGTTGGTGCAAAGCAAAACTGGATGTGCGCCAGGGTGAATGGGTTCCCAAGCAGCGGGATAAACGCAGAAGAGGCTACCACGTTTCGCGGCTCTATACGCTGACGTTCCCTCCGGATTTCCCCAATGCAGCAACGTACCTCATGTGGGAATGCGAGGACTCTCAGGGCTCTCAGGAAAAGCTCAGCCGCTGGTTCATCTCGTTCCGCGCTCTCCCGTTCGACGGAGAAGGCGCACGCATAACCGACGATCTGCTCCTGTCGAAAGAACTCAAGAACGATACCGGCTTTTTTTATGACGGCAGCGGCACGGTGATGGGCGTGGACCAGGGCAATCGCATCCACGTGAGCATTTACCTCCCCAGGCCGGGCAACCGCATGCAGCTCGTGTATTGCGAGGTCACGGAACGCTGGGGCCGCGTGAGCGATCTGTTTCGACGGCATGGGTGCTATCTCGGCGTATGCGACCGGGGCCCTGATATCCATTCGGCACGGAGATTCGCAGCGGAATTCAAGGGCAGAGTGTTTCTCCAATCATTTGGAAACGATGAAATGGAGGAAGTGGGCAACACTACACGACGGAGAGTCAAGGATGATCTGCACGACGGCCGCATCCCTGTGCCCTGGGTGACGGTGAACAAAGAGGCTACACTGGACGCAACCGTTGATTTCGTGGATACCGGCCATCTCATTCTGCCGAACCGAAAGCGCCTGACCGGGGGAGACCTCAGAGAGTACGAAGAGTATCGCCTCAACCTCACCAACCTGAAGTGGAAATTTGAGGATACCCCATCAGGCCAGCGCCGCAAGACGTATCTCCGCAACGAGAACCACCACGGCATGGGACTGAACAGCGCACGGATCGGGGCCTACGAGCTTGGCGTAAAACCGCCGCCTACCGGAGTGGGACCTGTGTTCCTGTCCTGGCATTCAGGAGGGAACGCATGAGCTGGCTTGACCGCATATTCAATCGTGAGCCGAAAAAAGCGGCCACCGGCGTTACCGGGCGAATCTCTTCTGACGATGGGAGAGGTTCCATCGGATCGCTCACCCGGTATGAGGGAGACCTGAACCGGTTAGCGGCAAACTATCCGTTCGAGCTGTTCGAACTCATAGAAAACCTCTATCGATTCGACCCGAACTGCAAAAAGCATCTCCAGTCCACGTTGAGTCTCGGGAACCCCGGCCATGATCTCGTGATCGATGCGGCAACCGAAGCCCAGGCGAAAGAAGCGCTGCAGATTTGCAACGATCTCGCTGCAAGGTGTTTCCCGTTTGCGGGTGGCGGCGATGGCCTCGTGAACGCAATGCTGGGCCAGACTGCCCGTTTTGGCGCAACCGGCACGGAATGGGAGCCTGATGCCAAGCTGCAAATGATCGAGCGAGCATGGATCATCCCAATAAAAACCATTCGATTCAGACGCAGACCTGACGGCTCAATCGAAATAGGCCAATTGCAGGACGGCAAGTTTATGCCGTTGAACCCGGTGCAAACGAGCTTTCATGCGGTCTGGACTGAGGATTCCAGCCCCTATCCGGTTCCGCCCGTGCTGGCGTCGCTGCAGAGGCTCGGTTCCCACAAGCGCATCATGGCCTCAATCGAGAACTGGTTTTCCAAGCTGGCTGCAATGGGGTTCCTCAGCATCAAGTTCGACCGTCCCGAGCAGGAAATGGGAGAGACTGCGGCATCGTATCGCCAGCGCAGCCAGGTCATAGCCAACGATCTCGCCAAGTCAGTCAAAGAGAACCTCGATAGCGCGATTATCGTGGGCTTTGACGATATGGAAGCCACGTTCAACAACACGAATGCGGGAGCTGCCGGCGCAAAGCAAGTTGCGCAGATGATTGATGAGGATCTGTTCGCCGGACTGGGCAGAGACCCGGTGATGTTCGGACGTTCATTCTCCCGCACGGAGACCTGGTCCAAGGTCGCATTCGAAGAGCTTACCGCAGAAATCAAGAACATCCAGCAGGGTGCGAAACGGTCGTTCGAGCACGGTCATCGGCTGAACCTGGCGCTGCACGGATTCGGAGATATCGGCATCAGCATCCGGTTCAAACTCCCCCGATCGCTGGATGCATTCCGTGATGCCGAAGCGGAATTGATGCGGAATAATGGGACCCGGGAAGATTTCAAGTCAGGGATTTGCGACCTGCCCGAGGCACGCAAGAAACTGGGTTACGAGGATCAAAAGGCCAAAAGCGGCGAGTTCATAGCGTCCTTTTCTCAGAACACCTACACGCTCAAGAAGTTCAAAACCAAACAGTGGATCGGGTTCAACACCGCAGACCAGGGCCTGGCTCAATTCCTGGAACACGTGGACAACAGCGCTCGTGAGGCTCGCAAGGCGGCTCGGGATTACGTGTATCAGATCCAGGGGCAGCTCTCGGATGCAGCGAAATTGGGCGTGGATGCCGTTTACGAATGGGCGAGTGTCCGTGAGATACCGGAAGTGGACACGTTCGTTGCGCAAGCTCTGCGGCTCTTCCTGAGCGGAGCCGAGGACACTCTGGATGCTCGCACCCTGGAACGGATCGGCAGAGAGCATCTCGACAAGATCTGGACGTGGGCACGGTATGAGGACGATTCCGTGTTCGGTGGAGAATGGCAGCGATCCGCACCGGGCAAGGCGGTCACCGGCACGTGGGACACCACGGCAATCGGTTACATGAGCCGTGTGGATCGGTTTTATACGAGCAAATACGTTTCCGGAGACGACAGGACGAACCAGCAGATCACGGATTTCCTGCGGGAGCAATACCTCGAAAAGGGCCTCGGGCGGGGCAAATCACCGAAAGAGCTGGCTGCGTTCCGTGAGGAGTTCTCCGAGCTGGCTGAGAAAATCGGCGAACACCGTGCACGGGTGATCATCGATACCGGCGTGAGTCGTGCTCAGAACTGGGGCCAAATGCTGGCGCTCCATGACGAGCAGATCACCACATTCCGCATTGCAGGCCCGTGGGATCGGCTCACGTGTGACTGGTGCAACGCCATGAGAGGCAAGGAGTTCACGGTCAGCAAGGAAATCACGCGGATCGAGCGGGTCATTGAATCCGGCGATGAGGACATCTCCAAGTTCGACAAATTCATCACGAGCAGATTTGCAGGCCAGGAGGGACTCCGGATCCTGGAGACCATGGACGCTGCGGACGTGCAGGCAACCGGCATGGTGACCGCTCCGATACACCCGCTCTGCAGGCACAGGGTCGTGGCAGTGGTCAAGACTGCGTCGAACCGCATTTATCTGGCATTTTTTGAGCCGCCCAGCCTGGTGGGCGCATACGGATACGAGAGGGCAGCATGAAAAAGAACCTGGTTCCACCGCCGCATCGAGTGGAGAACGGCAAGAAGCTCTTCAAACTGGAATGCCGTGTTGATTGCGAATTCAGGCAGAATTCGCAACAGAAGCCGCCAGTGAAGCCGGAGAATGAGGGAAGTGCAGCGCCGGACGGGACTGACGGCCCGGCAAATAATGAGGCCGACACAGGCGCATCGGTCCGGGAACCCCCGATTCGGACTGAAGGCGATTCGGTGGTTGTTTCCGACCGCGTGCTCAGTGCCATTGATACCTGGTCCTGCACGTATTTCGGCCCGCAGCTCATCAGGAACGGCCACAACGATGCCTATGCGCTGCGCAAAATGGCGGGATTCATCGCTAACCGGAGGCGGCCCGTTCCTGTGCAATGGGATCACACAAATGCGATGCGGGAGAAGGCGGGCCGGCTGCGGAACGGTCGATGGGAGGATTCAAAGGATATCCCACCCGGAGTCAATGCAGACATCGTGATCAACCGCAATTTCGATTCGCGAGCGGCAATCGGCCTGGAAACCGGAGAGATCGACGCCACATCCGTGTCGTGGGCTCCGGATTTCGAGATGTCGCACCCGGACATGGATTTCAATCTGTTTATCCAAATGCAGGGCTCCGAGATTGACGGCAAGCTGGTGAGCTGGTGGCCCGTGGATCTGGACGAAGATGGCGTGATTCATCTCGCGCTAGTTGGGGCTGGAGCGGACCCGTTTTCCGGGCCGCGAGAGGAACAAACAGGGATAGAAAACGCGGCATCTGCCGCACAGCATACGCAACCGGAAGGAGGACGGGGGATGGAGGAAAAGCTTATCAACCTGGTCCTGGCCATATGCAATGCGCTGGGCGTGAACGTGGCGCTCATGGCCGGAAAGGACATCCCGGACTGGCTGGAAAAGAGCGTAACGGACAAGGTGGGCGCTCTCAACGGCATCCAGGGACAATTCAACGAAATCGCTCAGAAACTGCAGACAGTCGGGAATTCCCTACTGAAAGAGGGAGAAACCTCGCTGACCGCAACGCAGGTCCTGGAGCGCTTACCTGAACGCATAGAAATGGCCAAGCACGGCGAAGCGTTCCTGGCCAGTCAGCAGAAAGAGGCACTTGCCTGGTTCGACAAGGCCCATGTGGATCCGGCCAATCCGCAGAACATGTCGGACGTGCAGAAACGCAACCGTGAGCGGCTCTCGAACTGCTCGGATCTGCAACTGCTGGCCGACACTATAGCGGAGAACCGTGCAATCGCAGAAAAGCGTTTCGGTCCGATGGTGAATATGCGTTCCAGCCAGGGAGAGGAGATAGCGGGCGGGAATGTCGAAAATGCGTCCGCTGAAGTCCGGCGTGCAGCAGCCGCCGCAGAAACATGGAGATCCGGAGGTAAACGATAATGGCGACACCTGCTCCACGGCCAAAGGCAGATACGCTGAACATCAGCTTCGACTATGACGTCGAGCCTGCAGAGAACGACCGGGTGGAAATCATAGCGAGCCGCAAGGTTCAGAAGATCTCCCTGATTGGCGGGCCGACAGAAGTCGGCGAGGTACTCAACGTCCGCAAGGCGCTCAAGGAATGCACGGTGCGGACCCCCTTTTCCATCAGCCGGCAGGATCGTGTCGCCGGTGAGGATCTGGTCCCCGGCCCATTCGTATTCGGACCGGGCAACAAGCCGTATCAGTTCACGCCTGGCGCTCCGGCCGCAATCACGGCCAGCGTAGCGGGACCCTATGCAATCGTGCTCAACACGAACGACACCCTGAAAGTACGGGTTGGGAACGGAGCAATCCAGTCCTTCGCAATCACAGCAGGCGCTGCTTTGACTGCAGCCGCAATCGCTGCGGAAATCAATGAGACCGCAGTCGGGTTCGTTGCATCCGCTTCGACGGACGGCAAGCTCCGACTGACCGCTCTGGCTATCGGCGTTTCTCTGGAAATCGTGCAGGACACCGTGGAGATCGTCAGTTCCGCTGCAGGCCCGTACACCATCGTGGAGACCACGGGAGACGGCCTGGTCGTGAAGGTGGGCACCGGCAGCAACCAGACCTTTGCCTTTACCGCAGGGGCAGCCGTGGCGGCTGCAACCATCGCGGCAAAAATCAACGAAACCGCAACAGGCTTCTCTGCTGGCGTGACGGCGGCACAAAAGCTGCGGCTTGTGGCTGCCAATCCCCGGACGGCGTTGGAGATCATAGCCAGCGGCAGCACAGCCGCAACGGCACTCGGGCTTACAGCGGGTGCGGTCACAACCGAGGACTGCTACACAACTGTGGGCCTTACTCCGGGCGTGGTTGACGGGACCTATCCGTCGCACGAGTCGTCGCTGGTCGCAGGCCTGATCGTGGTCGGCGGTGCCAAAGACGCTGTTGTGGAAACCCTCGAGTACTAAGCTCGGGCACTTCGAGATCTGAGAAGAGGAGACAAGATCCATGCACGGTCTCAAGAATACGCTGCTGGAAAAGGTGATTCGGCCATACTGGAATTACCGGGGTGACGAAAAGAATCCCGGAAAACCCACTACATTCCACAACTTTCTTAAAAAACGTCCGGACGGCGGAGAAGTCATCATGAACCGGGCCGGCAAGCCCGCGGACCTGCTTGACCTGCTGACGCTCGAAGGTATCGACCCGTACCACATGACCATCGGCAACGCTATCGGCCGCGAAGACGATTTCAAGTGGCTCATCGGTCCGTTCATCGAGGACGCTGTCTGGCAGGGTTACATCTCATCGGACGATAAACGCCCGGCGCTCTGGACCGTGCTGTGTTTCGCCATCGGTGTGCCTGCCCAGCAGGAAAGCATTATGCGTGTCAAATTGGGCTTCAAAGGGGCTCCGGCACCAACCGGTGAGCTGGAAAACCTCCCCACAACCACGCTCTCCCATTCGGACGAATCGCTCTCCTGGAAGAAGACCGCCTGGATGCTCCAGATGAGTAACGAGCTGGTGCGGTTCGCTCCCTTGCCTGTTATCGAGCCCTGGTTTGCAGAAGCCGGACGGATTCAGCAGCACAGCAAGAACCTTGCAGTCGTGAAAGCCATCGTAAACGGCACGGTCCCGACCGGCAACGATGCCTGCCCGATCATCGGCGTGCTCGATACGGAAAAAGGACTCCAGTACATCGACCATCTCGATCCCTGGGGCGTTGGTGACGAGATCGGCGAGCAGTGGTTCACCATGCTCCACAATCGATCCATGTCCGTGACCATCGGTTCCATCGAGGAGTTCAAGCGTCGAGAGTCCGGCACGCCGAAGGTTGCGCTCAAGAACAGCCCGGAACCGGATGAAATGGACCGATACGTCTCGCCCGAGGTGCCCGACGATCAGGAAATCCTGGTTGACACGAGCCATTGCGTGCGTGAGCGGGTGTCGATTCCGTTCCACATCAAACAGGCGGAGAAACTGGAAAACTACTCCCAGGCAGTGGCCTTCATAGAGAGCTACTGCTTCGAGAAGATCGGGGAAAAGAGCTGCATCGGTATCGATCAGACCCTGGACAGGGAAACTCACCCGATCCCGGCATGGTTCGAGCTGGGCGAGAGCAGACCGTAACGGCGATTGATGTAGGGGCAGACTGGTGTGTCTGCCCTCCCGAAAGCGGGCGCACGCACGGGTGCGCCCCTACAGCAGAAAGGCAAATCCCCATGGAACAGTGGGTGAAACTACGGACCGGCGAAGGCCAGCATTATGACCGGCAGATCGGCCTGCATATCAGAGGAACGGAGATCAAGCCGCTCCCGGAGAATATCCCGGCAGGAAGTCTGACAGCTCAGCGGTTAGCTATAGGCGGTCTCGTGATCTGCGGCCCGCCTGAAGAAGAGATCGAGCTCATCGAGATCGAGGCCGAGGACTCGGACACCCCCGAGGCAGCGGAAGTCATCGAGGAACCGGGTGCACCGGTCCCCGATGCGGCTGCCGAACCGGAACCGGTGCCGGAACCCGGACCGGAGAGCAGAGAATCCTTTATCGACCGGACTGCAAAGCAGATCATCGACAAGTTCAGCATGAAAGAGCTGAAAGAAGCGTGCCAGCGCCACGGGATCGATGTTCCAAAAAGGCCCAAAGCCGAGACTCTGGCGAAGCTCGTCGCTCAGGCGGAGTGGGAATTACAGCAGGGGTAACCGATGGCCATTGATGCCGTGCAGCTTGTGAAAGACCAATTCGATCCGATCCTGGGTCTCGATCCGGGCCTTGAGGCGGCGATTCCCCGGCAGATCGAGGCTCAGATCGCTCTCCAGGGTTGGACCGCTGCGGGCATCAGCGATCAGCGAGCGGTTTACATCTCGGTTCTGGCAACGCAGGCGCTCATTCCCAGGCTGCTCAACAAGTTTGCTCAGGAGATTAAACGAGCCAAAGGAGCTGACTCCGAAGCGGAATTCATGGATGCCATCGAGTTTCTGAAAGCACTCCAGAAGCAGCTTGAACAGCAGGTGAACCGTGCGGCTCGTGAGGCAGCTCCGGAAGACGAACAGGGCGAACGGATCTTGAGCCCGCCGCTCGTGGGTGTGAGGGGAATATGAGACCCGATCAGAAAGCCAGAGCAGCGGCAGCGCTGGAACGTGCCCACGGCATACTTGCCGGAGATTCCGTGATCGCCGTGGATGAGGACGATGTCCAGACGGCTCTGACGTGCATGGCCGTGGACCTGGACAAAAGCGAAGCCGGTGGCGAGGGTGGCCTGGAGATCGACGCATCCGGCCTGCGGTTCAACAAGCTGAAGCGGCTGACGTTCCTGAAACGGGAGCTGGCGGACAAGGGCCTGAGCATGGCTGATATCCGCTATTTCCTCATCGGAAACGAGCGGTGGGATTTCGCGGAGGATTGGCCGGCACGTGACTCAATCGTGCCGTTGGCCGGAATCCATAACATGATCGAGGTGATAGTGCGCCTGGCGGTCGAGCGGAACCGGTCGATTCCGGGTGCCGAATTCGGCTACGCAGAATAATCGATTTTGCGAGGGCCAAGGGTCCGGGTGACCAATCTATCGTCGGGGACCTTCGCAACAAAATTGCAACAAATCTAAACGCAGTTTGGGCGATTTCTCATGAGTGTCGACAACGGCAAAATCGGAGACTGGAATCGAGTCGAAAAGATGCTCGCATCATTCGGTTCGCGATTCCAGCAAAATATCCAGCAGGCAACGGACCGCAGCGGCCGCATCCTGGAAGCGGCAATGGTGTCCAGGATCGAGCAACAGAAGCTGAGTCCGCCGCTCAAGCCCAAATACAAACGCTGGAAGATCGGAAAAGGCTATTCCGAACAGATTCTCGTGATGACCGGAACACTCATGCAAAACATCCGCTATCACCGGCACAACTGGTCCAGCGGGTTTGTAGGCGTGCTCCGGAACGTAAAACACTCGAGCGGTCCAAGCCTCGTGAATATCGCTGCAGTGCACGAATACGGCACTCGCGATGGGCGGGTGCCCGCACGGCCGTATATGGCTCCTGCACTGAAAGAGTCTGAGGCACAGATCCGGCGGCAATACGAGGACGCAATTGAACGGACGTTCAAATGACAATCGAACTCCTCAACAACTACATCGTGCAGCGATTCCAGCGCATCCTCATGGACGGCCAGCCCATCACGGTCTACGGCCCGGACACCCCGGATCGTGACGAAGGCGAGACCGTGTTCCCGCACCTCGCTGTGAGCATAAAACTCTGGCAGGAAGACGCACGGCTGTCGCGGCACCATGAGGAGGTGTTCGTCCCGAGTGACGAGACACAGACCGTCACCGTGCCGAAGGAGTTCGCCGGGTTGCTCAGGGCCACGGTAGTAGGCACGGAACGGGAGCCGTTCACCATCGTGGAGGACGTGAGCGACGCATTCGGCCTGTCGGTCGGCAAGGATGACGTGTTCGAAGCTGACCAGTCAGTAAGATTGATACCTGGGGATCGTGATGCAGCGGATATTTGCTTGTTTCTGAATACCTGGCTCGACGGGATCACGGCAGTCAATGACGACGGCCGGATCAAATTAATGACGGTCGAGCCGGGTCACGATCTCCAATTGCTGGACCTTGCGAATTCGGCAAATGCAGTGCTCGGGTTTGAGCCGGGCATCGTGCGGCATGAGGACGTGACCGGGCCGGAATCCTGGTCGGTCAAACGGTATCCGACACCGTGGAGAATCCTCTATCAGGTGGACCTCCGAACAACGGATGAAGCCCATGCGATAGGGCTGACGCCATTTGTGCTGGACAGCATACCGGACGGTCACTGGCCGATCATTGCGCCGGATTTTGCGCCCGTGTTCCATCGGGAACCGCCGCAAATACTCGATGAGCTGGCCAAACCGGAATACTGGCGGGTATTCCGCTGGTGGGTCGGGCCGGTCTGGATCGACAAGATAACGAGTTACACCGTTCACCCGATAACGGAATTCACCCTGGAATTTGAGTGAGGTGCGAAATGGCAAAAAAGAAAGCGGATGAAGGCCTGAATCCCGAAGAATCGGCTGCCGAACCGCAGGAAGAACCGGTGACCGCAGCGGGACCGCCGATCACGGACTACGTGGTGATCGTGAATCTCACGAAACAGGCGCTTCAACCTGCACTGCGGAACGGCAAAACCGTGAACCTCGGCCCGAGAGTTCCGGGGATGAAGATCAACAGGAGCGAACCGATCCTGCGCAGATTGTTGACGCCGGAAATCGATCAAATGAAGCGCAAGGGCATGCTGGCTCTTGAGCCTGCGGGAGGTGTGTAATGGGTCTCGGCGATCCACGAGCGATATTCCAACTGTTCGACCTGTCCGGGATGGACGATCTGATTCCGGGCTCGTACGTCGGGGTAGTCATCCAGGCGGAACGGGGTCCCATGTGGAACGGCAAACCGTTCACGAACCAGGAGCAGGAACGGCTCATCAAGACCTACGGTAATTCAATCGACTGGTCTCAGGACGTACTGTGCTGCCTCAAAGCGATGGAGGCGGGCGCAAACCTCGTCGTCCACCGGATCGGTCATTGCACGGACATCAGCGACCGTTCCACCCTGGATATCCTGCCTGCATCCGTGCTCATAGCGGATCGGGGCGGAGCGGATACTCCGGGATTCGTCCAGAGCATCCTCGGGCCGTTCACGTTTCAGCAGGCGCTGTCAGGACGGGTAACCGGCTCGGAAATCGGACCGTTTGCCATCACCACGGGCGCAAACGATGCGTTCAAGGTGCGGGTCGGCGTTCCGGCAGCCTGGGGAGCTGAACAAACCGTGACACTCCAGCAGGGTGCGGCTCGCACGGCTCAAGAGGTGTGCGACAATATCAATTCAGGCAGCAACGGCCTGAACGCAACGGTTGTTGCGGGCAAGATCTATCTCGAAGCGGTTGCCGTGGGGAACGATCTCGAAATCATGGCCGTGGCCAACGATGCGTATTCAGCGCTCGGGTTCGTTGCAGGGGTCTCGGCCCATACGGAAGGGACCGACACGCTGATCGTTTCCATCGACGGCGATGCAGATCAGACATTCAACCTGGAGCCGATGGAAGGCGAGACCGCCGCATTCGAGCTGACTTCAGCGGAAGTGGCGACGCAGCTCGCAGCGCTCACGGGCGGAGTCGTTTCCGGATTGCAGGGACGGTTGACCGTCACGTCTGCAACTGCGGGAGCAACCAGCACGGTCCAGGTGAAGGCGGGATCCACGTGCGAGACCGCATTCGGATTCGACAATGACGTGCACGCGGGGACGGATGGCGCTGCCAAAGAGCCGTGGAAATTCGAGATGATCGGACCGGGCGCTTACGGGAACGGCGCAAAGGTCTACGTGCACGATTCGGCGCTGAACAGCGGGACGGCAGTTAACGTGCGGATAACATGCCCCGGAACCGATGAGGAATACTTCGGCGAGCTGGTGCGCGATCCCGCGAGCCCGCGATACTGGAAGAACTACATCAATGCGCACAGCGATCTCGTGAAGATCCTGGATGTGGACGATCCCAATGCAGCCCCGAACGATTGGCCGGCGCTCAGCAGCGTCGGTTACACCTTCGCAGGCGGCGACGACGGAACGCTCGTGCTTACCAATGCGGACTGGATCGGCGATCCTGCCGGAGGAACCGGGCTTTACTGCACGGATCACTGGCAAATGCCGTATATCGACCTGATGCTCTTCGGGACATCGTCTGCAACGGTGAAAGCGTCAGGGATCGCCTTCGTGGATAACCACAAGGGGCGGCGTTTCTACATGCCCACACCTGCGGGCCTCGATGCAGAGCATTCCGTTGCATGGCGCATGGGAGATCCGGATTTCGGGTATTCGCACGCTGCGTTCGATTCGTACAAGAGCTGCTCGCTCCGTGGCCGGTTCAAAGTCTACGATCCGAAGAACAATGCAGAGACGGAAATAACTGCCTTGCCCTATCTCGCTGCGGCAATCTGCCGGACAGATGCGGCTCACGGGCGGCACTGGTCTCCGTTCGGTATCGAGAGCGGTTATTGTCCCGGAATTCTCGGGATTGACGACAATCCTGCGGAAGCTCCAGGCCAGGCGGATCTCCTGGCTGAGTATCAGATCAACAATGCCCGGATTCTGCGGACCAGTATCGAGACCCGCGGATTCGAGGGCGCTTACGTGTGGGGCGGCTGGACCGATCAGCGGAACAAATCCAAGCTGCGCGAATTGCAGATCTCACGGAAAATTGCGGAATACGAGTGGCTCCTCTATCCCATCGGGCTGTCATTCATCAACAAACCGAACCATCCCATCATCTGGCGTGAAGTCCACCGGATACTCGATCCGATGTTCCGGGAGGATCTCGATAAGGGAGCTATTTTCGGATACCTGCTGGTGACCGATCAGGATGCGTTTTTCACATCCGGAGGCGAGTTGAAGGGGGCTGTCCTGCAGACGGGCCGGTCGATAGACCAGAACATCTATCGTTGCCGTATCCTCATCCAGCCGGTGCCTCAGATCCTGTACTTCTATTTCGAGATGGGAGTCATGCGCAGTGGCGATCCGTTTGTTAATTTTTCAACCCTCTATTCGTTGCCCGGGTGGGCGAGGAGGTAAACCATGATCACTGATGCACGGGCAATAAAGAATCCTCTTGAAGCGGGGAGGTTTAGGGTCGAATTCAACGGCTACCCTCCAGCTCTCTTCAAAAAATGCTCGTTGCCTGAAGACGAATCCAAAGTCGTGAAGATGAAGGGTGGCGGCCAAACGCTGTCGAAGAAAAACGCTGGTGGCGAAGAGATCTCGGAGTTCACGCTTGAAGCTGTCGTATCCGCTAACGGTACGGACCGCATGTATTGGCGGGATTGGCGGATGCAGGTGCGCACTCACGACGAGGATCAATACTACCGTGATGGGTCTGTAACCATACTGGGGCCCAACGATGAGCCCAAGCTGATTTGGGACTTGCAAGATGCATGGCCCAAAAAAGTGAAGGTCGAGGAGTTGGATTCAGATAAGGATGAGGAATTGGTGCGGCTCACTATAACGATGGAGTGTAACGACTGCATTCCTCGTGTGAGGTAGTTGGCACGGTTTTCAACATGGCATGATTCTCGCGTGGGATGAAAGGCAAGAAGGATGCCATTCAGAATGAGGCGGAACCCATGAGCAAGAAGGCGGTAGAGACAACGGAGATACCCGAGATTCTAAAGAACGCAACCATCGAGGTTGCTGACGAAACGGTGAACGTGACACTGCCGAATCCTGACGATCCTGAGGAAAAGGCGTCGTTCACGATCCGCAAGTGGCGGGCTGCCGCATTCCTGGTGAACGATCTGGGTGCCAAGGTCACAGCGGTGACAAAAGGTATTAAGCCCTTCGAGGGCTAGTGTACGGGGCCCGCCAGACGCGGGATCTGCCCGGATTTGGAAAGGATAGGAAATCATGGCCGAACCATTGACGAATACCATCACGCTGCCTGTTTCCGGCATGGAAACCGTGATCAGGGAATCAGACGAGAATGCCGAAAAGATACTGTTCAAATACAAGCTTAAGATGTATCGGGCGGTTCCAGCGTATTTAGCCTACTGCACTGTCCGGCTTGGCGATATCGAGAAGCCGAAACCCGAAGACATACTCAAGCTCTTGATGCCTGATCAGGTGGCGCTGGCAATAGAGGTCTACAAGCTCAGCTTTGGGGACAAAGTCACACTCACGGCAAAGGATCCCGATACCAATCGGCCAGCGGGCTATGAAGTGGATTTGACGGAACTGGACTTCATGCCCATACCTGATGGCAAGACTGGGCCCGATCCCGTGTTCACCTTCATCATGCCACGTTCCGGGCATGTCATCGAATACGGATATCCCACCTACAAACAAGCATTGGACGAACTGGAATTGGACGATATCGATGTGGGGCGGACGGATTTTGCCAGAATACGCACCATTGATGGGGGTCCTAAGGGAAAACGGGGCGATGTGTGGTGGGGTGGAATCGATAGCCAGGCACTTCGTGACGATTTCCATCGGACCCGTTGCGGGTATGACACGCGGATCCGGTTCGCAAACGAAAACGGTGTGGAGGTGGTAATGGATCTTTTAACGGACCCTTCCTTTCTACACCCGGCAGTGCGGCTCAGGAGATAACGGACGCCGGGCGGCACTCCTGGCATTTGTTCTTCAGGCCTCGGAATCATAGTCAGGAGATCTTCAACCTGGCGTATCACGCGGGACAGGACATGGGAGCCATGATGTCCTGGCCGCATTCGTTCCGAAGAGAAATGCTCGAAAAACTTCACGCTCAATGGGAACACGAAGAGAAGAAGAGCTAAGAAAGCTGGATTCTTTCGATGAACGATTTTGGCGTAAATTTTAAGCTCACCGGAGCCGATAAGGCCAAGCGGGACATGGCGTCCCTCAAGGGAGAATACGGCGCTCTGAGCAGCACAGTGGACCAGCAGGCACAGCGGATTCAGGGCAGCATGAACCGGATGTCGCTTGCGATGAAGGCTGGGCTTGCCGCTGCTGCCTCGGCCTTAACAGGCTATGCCGCTGCGATCACTCCGTTCAAGCTGGCAGGGTCACGTGATGAGCTTACGAATGAGCAGGCCAACCTCCGCGCATTGGGGCTGGATGACGCAGGAATACAGAAAATCGAAATGGCTGCGGAAACGTTCTCGACGCGGGTCGCAGGGGTCACGAAAGAGGCATACACCAAAGCGTCTTATGATGTGGTGTCCGCTTTTGCACAGCTCAGCACGGAAGAGCAGGCCAAAATCACCGATGTTGCCCTGAATACCGGTAAGGCTACGAAGATGGCTGCGGAAAGCGCCACAAAACTTTTCGGCAGCTTGTGGGGCGCTGCAGGCGACAAGATGAAGTCGGAAGGAGCGGAGAATTTCGTTCAGAAGTGGTCTGGAGCGATCTACACGGCAGTCAAGGAATTGAAGACCACGGGTGAGGAATTGGCGTCAGCAGCAAAGAATTCCATGTCCATGCTCATGGAATCAGGATGGAAGCCGGAGGAGATGACGGCGTTTTGGGGCCAATTGATCTCGAGTGGTCTCTCCGGTGAACAGGCGGGGACGGCCTTGAAACAGATGGCCATCAAAGAAAGGGCCGGATTCGGAAAGATGCTGGCCAAGGTATCCGATAGCTGGATCGATACGGAATGGCTGAAGGGTGAAGCCAAGCACTTGGCGGAGTCACGCAACAAGGGACTCATTGAAGGATTCGGCGCACAGGGCGCTGATCTGTTCAAGACCGATCCGGTGAAATGGCTCGACAGAATGGGTGAAGCTTTCGACAAGCTCAAGGCCACCGGAGAAGACTACAAGAAGTTTCTCGCCGAAATCTTTGGTGACGAGTCAGTCAATGCAATGGTGCAGTTCTTCGAGAAACGCGGCCAAATGCGGGACACTATCGAGAAAATCGCCAAGGGCAATTATGGGGATGTCAGGAGAATCGTCGAGGAGGAGATGAGCAAGGGCATCGGCCCGGCAAAGTCAATTCTCAGTCAATTGTGGAGCAACCTGCAACAAACAATGGGAAAGACTTTTGAGAGCGGGGCAGTCGGTAAACTGCAGTGGATCGGGGACAAGCTTCTGCAAGTGAATGCCCTGTGGAATGCGCTCTTCAACGATACAGGCCCGCAAGATGCCATCGATTCGTTGCGAGCTGCGGGCGGGGACGCTCTTGTCGATCTGTATGAAAAGCTCCAGGGGTTCCCCGACAATGTATCGGCATTCACTGAAGGCGTTAAAGGCGGATTCATGGGAATGCTGGGCGGCCTGGGAGAAGTGGATTCCCGCATCAACTCCATAGTGGAAGCTCTTGGCAAACCCGATGAGGAGAAATGGAGGCAGATTGGCGAGCAATTCGGTCAACTGGCGGGAACCAGCCTGACCGGGTTTGTGGATTCCCTCAAAGAGGTGAAAACTACTGCTGCAGAGATCTTCGGTTTTCTCTCTCCGGTTCTGGAAATTCTCAAGTTCGCAGGCAGTGGCTACAAGGCCTTTGGCGAAGCGTGGACTCAACATGGTTTGAGAGAAGATTACTATGCCGGCACCTCGGGTCTTGGTTCCATGTTTGATAATTCCGATCTCTACGACAAGCCGAATTTAGCGCCGGAACAAGCTTATCCGGGATGGACCGGCCCGCGTGCACCGGAAGGTCCGATGGCCAGGAGCGGAGGGAGCGGACAGACAGTCGCTCCACAAATACACGTGCAGCCGGAAGTCAGGGTGGAAGCCCCACAAGTCAACGTACGTGTGGGTGAGAGGCAACTTACGGACATAGTGGTGGACATCGTCAAGTCCATCCGGAGTCGCTATCGACAGGGTGCCGGCGACGGTTGGGTTGACGCCTGGGAATAAGTGATGAAAGGCATGATCATACCACTTTCCGGCAGCGTAGGACATCTCACGTTCCAGTGGAACCCCGACGAGATTACCGAGTCGCACGAGGCCTCATGGGTCCCCATCGTGGTCGCAGGCCGGGGCGTGCCGTACATGCAGTATACAAACGGCGAAGAGGATCTCCTGGAATTCACGCTGCGGTTTTCGTCCAAGGGCGACCCGAATTTCGTCAAGAGTCAACTCGACTTGATCAAGAGCTTTCGCAAGCCGTCACAGAGTCTCGCGGGCATGAAGGTCCCGCCGATCCTGCAGGTAATCCTCGGAGCTGACATCCGGGACCAATACGTGCTGACAAGGGTGCGCACGAAAAAGCACACGTACGCGAACGAATCACTGCTCTGGTATTACGGCGACGCAAATATGACGCTATCGAAATACGAGGCATAGGCATGAGCGGCCAGCCTGATTTCATCATCACCATTAACGGACAGGATATGACGAAATTCTGTCAGGAATGGTCCTTTACCGATGATGAAGAGGGACAATCGGAGATCCAAGTTCAGCTCGGCAATCCAAACATGCGGTTTTCGGGAGTATTCGATTACGGCCAGGATCTGTTTATCCGATTCGGCTATGACGGCAATTTGCAGGGGGCGGCATACCTGCCGATCGCTGAAGTCGAAGAAGTTTATCCGACTGGAAGCGAACTTGCGATACTCGTTGTGGGCAGAGACGAGTCTGCAAAGCTGAGCGGTGGAAAGAAAAAGGGCGTCAAAGGCAAGAGCGACGAGGACATTCTCGGCAAGGCTGCGAAAGAAGAAGGGGTGCGGCTTGCAACCGAAGAATTCGAGGGGACCAAACACAAAAAAGCCTATGCTATGAACGAAAACCCGAGAGAGCTTGCGGCCAAATTCGCCCGGAACGGAAAGTCCAAGAAGTCCGGAGGCGGCACGCAGCCAAAATCGCCTTTTGATAAGCAGGGCCCCGGTTATCTCTTTTCATCGGCCGAACGTATCCCGGAAGATGGTGAAGATAGAGATCGCCACCGTGGGACGAATCATTCGAATCAGCACAAGAACGAGCCAATTACCGGGACACTGGAGTTGAAGGGATACCCGACATTGAGGGCCAAGGCAAACGTGGCGATCCTGGGTGTTGGTCCGAAGGCCTCGGGCACGTATTACGTCAAGAAGGCGAAGCATCAGTGGAGTGTATCGACAGGATTCCGCACGAGCAATGCGGATCTGATCAGGGCAGGTTCCGGAAAAGGCGATGCAGGGACCGAACCTCCCATCGTGATGTATGCGGACATCTGGAATAAGGGCGAAATATATCTTGGGCCTCGCAAGATGGACGGTCCGCCCCAGGCAACCTTCGTTTACGGAGAAGGCAAGGACCTCATTAAGTTCACCTATCACCTGGCCCCACAGCTCAATCGACATGCGGGTGAAGGGTCCGAGGGTGCAGGCATCGATCTTCGAGACAAGGGCGAAGCATACAAGGCGGAATATGAAAAAGGCAAACAGGCCGCTGCCCAGGAGGCCAAGTAATGCTCCCGAAGACGCCAATCCCGTTCGCTCCCACACCGCAGCTCATGGTCCAATACTGCACCTTCCATCTTGGAAAGGTGATGGCCGTTGGCGATCCGGAGGGCCGACAACGTGTGCGGGTGGAGGTGCCGGGGCTCCTGGGCACAGGGAAAGAGAACTGGACGGATTGGATCGAGCTATCCGGTAATCCCATGGGCGGCACCAAAGCAGAAGGCGACGAAGGAATCTGGTGGACGATGCAAGTCGGACAGATCGTCCTGGTGGGATTCATATCCGGCGATCCCTTTGCACTCTGGTGTGTTCCCGGACCGACAGTCCAGGAAGAAAAAGGCCGCAACAAGCAGTGGGCTCTCAAAGAAGCCAAAATTGCGGGCAAGGACAAGCCCCGCGAGGCGACCCGAATAAAAGGACTCAAAACGGAATCCGGTCACACGCTCCTGTACGATGATCGGGGCAAAAAAGAAAAACTGGCGCTAGTCGATTGGACGGGATCGGGGCTCTACATGGTCGGGCCCGGCAAGAAAGAAGACGAAGACGAAAAAGAGGACGAAGAGTCCAAGCCCCGCAAAAATGAACGACGCGGCACCAAGCTGGTTGCAACTAACACATCGAAAACCGTTAAAGACCTAATCGAAGGAGCGAAATATCTCCTCGGGCTCCTGGATCTGAACGGACAGGGGATCATCAGCGTAGCAGAAGACGGTAAAGGCAGAGCTGCATTCTACGCAGCCGGTGCAAATGGCGGGATCGGACCGTCAATCCTCATCGATGCAGAGGCTCCCCGGATATACATCACCTGCGGGGCTGTGCAAATGGTGTTTCGCGGCGATAAAGGGGACATCCAGGTGACGCGGGCGCTTATACAGGAACTCGCTGAGAAATACCCTGTGGAGAATGTGATCAGCGGGATGCGAAGCGATCTGTCGAAGGCGTGGGAGGAATTCAAAGAGTAAACGGGGTGAGGCTTTTTGTAAAAAGCCCCTCCCCGTGCCCCTCCGCAAAAACTTTTAATACTTTTCCGGAATCGACCGTCTTCCTGACGGAAGACCCGATTCCGGAAAACCAGTTCGCCACGGAAGGTTTTGGATCATGATCAACAAAGCGCCATTCTACGGGAAGGGGCTGGCATTTCCGCTAGAGATCGATCCGAATAGGGGCGGTTTCCGCATGACTGAAGGGAACGCCGATTCCGTTTCCGTGGGCCTGGCCTATGCTCCGGATCGGCAGACTATCCGGGAAGATCCGGAACGGGATCGGCACAACCATATTGCGGAGGCCATTGCTCATATCCTGCTGGTGCGTCCTGGGGAACACGACACGCTCCCGGAATTCGGGTCCAGGCAGTTCACGGTCATAAACAAACCGAACAACTTCGAGACCAAGAACCTCCTTGACACCTGGGTGGAAGTCGCAACGAAACGCTGGGAAAAACGTGCTCGGATACCCGTCCCCGAAGGCGTGCAGTGGCACGGAACGGATCGCGAGACGGACGAAAATATAGCGCCCGTTCGATTCCTCGTGGAATTCATCCGCAACCAGGTGGAAGCAAACCTGGTCAGCCCGTTCGTGACACCACGGCAGGCACGTGCCCAGGAATATCCGCTCGGGGACATCGACTCCGAAGGGCACGACGGATGCAGCCGCTACAACGGGATGCCTGCTCACGAGATCGAAGGAATCAGATTCCTGCGGCCACGTGAAAGCGTTCCGTTACCTCCTCAATCCGATGACACCTTTTACGAAGTGAAACACGGGGATACCTGGTTACTCATCAGTCACCGGTTATACGGCGATATCCGCTACTGGTGGGCCATTGCTGACATGTTTATCGAGGATGCAGCTACAGCAGGAATGTCTATAGACGCTATGGATATCACCAGCGATCCCGAACCCGGAACACTGCTCAGGTGCCCGAGCGTTGCTCGGCTCCTGATGGAGATGGCGGGATGAGGAAGGAAAGAGGAAAGAGGGAAGGAAAGGCAAAGAAAGAATCCGAGGAACCCTTTTTTGCAAAAAAGTGTTCCTCGGGCTCCTCCCCAAAAACTCTTAATATATGGGTGCAAGAGGTAGTGACATGAACATTACGATTACTGATATCGCGGTGGTGTTTTCTCTAGGAGCCGCATGCGGTGCATTAGTTGCGAGATGGGTTCTGTAGGGGTCCCGCGAAACGCGGGATGTCTGCCCGGCTTTGGTAGCAGCCGGCCTCCGTGCCGGCGTCGTGAAAAGGAGACGATGCAATGACCGTCACGAATATCACTTCATGTGACCTCTTCATCGTGTTTTTCGTGGGAACCGTATTCGGAGTCTTCCTTGGCAAATTCGTCGCGTAGGTGCACAAATGCCGCCATTATTCAATTTTGCGAGACGTGATTATTCGGCGCTGATTGAGGAGTTCGAAACGGCGCTGATTGCGGCGCTGCCGGAATACACGGACCTGAACCATTCCGATGCAGGTATTTCTATCGGCAGGCTGAATGCCAGCGATCTGGATAAGCTGAATTTCTATATCGACTATGTTGCCGGCGAAGGGTTCCTCGCAAAAGCACAGGCCAGGCAGAGCCTTATACGCCTCGGCACAGTTGTCGGGTATCTGCCAACATTGGCGGCTGCGGCGTCAACTCGATTGCGACTGACCAGGGCTGAGGCAGGATCGGATGTCATCTCTATTCCGAAATACTCTGCATTCAACCGTGCGGACGGGCTCACATATCTGACCGTGGATGCAGTGTCCATTCCAGCCGGATCGGACAACGTCGAAGTGAACGCCATCCAGGGAACCGTTGTCGAGCAGGAACTGGAAGCATCTGACTTTGCTGTTGTGGACCGCACAAAGCATCCTCGCTTCAGATTGGAGGCCGGAGTTGCGGGCGGATTCACAGAACTGTCGCACGGAGATCCGGCTCAATCGTGGACGAATGTCGACTCATTCTGGCGGTCGTGGCCGGCCGATCTGCATTTCCTGTTCGAACTGAACGGCGACACGGACGAAGTGTGGCTCGTGCTGGGAGATGGCAAGAAGGGATCTCTCCCGCCGTCGGGCACCATGAACCTCCGTTACATCCGCACGGCAGGGGCATCAGGAAACTGCGGGCATTCCGTGATTTACGGTGTGCCTGACGGATTCTCCGGAGTGATCACCTGCACGAATATCGAGCCGGCAACGGGCGGAGCTCCGGCAGAAGACCGCGAATCGATCCGCAGCATGATACCTCGCATGGTGCAGTTGCAACGCCGGGCCGTAACAACGTCCGACTATCCGGCGCTCATCGAACATATGCCCGGAGTGCTCCACTGCCAGGCCCTGGACCGAAACACGAGCCGTTACTGGCCGCACGATCACATGATCCTGTACGTGGTCCCGGACGGTGGCGGGCCAATCAGCACGCTCTTGAAACAGCAAATCTGGGCAGTATGCGGAGAATGGGGACACCTCGGGCCGTGGAAGGAACGCTACATCTTGCTCGACGCTATCGCGGATTCACTCAACGTTTCCATGCGCATAGGAGTCTTGCCGAACTATTCGCCGGAAGCGGTTACAAGCGCTGCTATCACCGCAGTCACAAATCTTTTGGCACCGCAAAACCGGACAATCGGCGGACGGCTCGCATTCACGGATCTCCAAAAAACAGCGAACTCCGTTACCGGGCTGTCGTGGGTCGAATTCGATAGCCCCAAACAGGACGTTCCAGCAGCAAACGGCCATATCATTGGTCCCGGAATCATAACGGCGACGGTGCAAACGTAGGGGCAAGAAAGAATCTGGGGGAGGCGCTTTTTGCAAAAAGCGCCTCCCCGGACCCCTCCTCCAAAAACACTTAATCTAGTGGTGGAACCGTGAGTCAATCGGCCAGAAATTCAAAGTCCAGCAACCATGTGTCAGCGCAACGGGCGGTGGGCGAGACATGTGTGAAAAGTTTTTGGGTGGGGGTCCGGGGGCACCTTTTTTGCCAAAAAAGGGACTCCCGGCATCCCTGCCTTCCCAAAAGGTTTTAAAAGATGGCACGGACACGGCTCTTTAAACGACTGCCGGAAGCCTGGAAACGCTATGACGCTGACAGGGTCGCGGAGCGGTATCTCGGGGTTCTGGACGGAGGTCTTGACAGGAGTCACGACCTGGCCCGTGAGGTTTTGGGATTCCGGTCGGTTGATGAGGTGCCGGATCGGTTCCTGCCCTTGGCGGGAGAGCTGGTCGGTCATGAATGGCGGTCGGATAAGGATCACGATTGGAACCGGTCTCGGATACGGGATGCGATCAGAAGGTATTCGTATAAAGGGACGATTGCTGCCCTAAGCGACTTGATCAAGGAGCATGGTGGTAGCTGGTGGGATGTCACCGACATGGCGTCTCGCTTGTGGGTATGGAACCGGCAGGGGCGGTTTAACAGAGACGATTCGCACGTGCTCGCGGCTGATTTCTGGCATCCAGGAGCGTTCTTGCTGCATGTGTTGGACGATCTCGATTTCGAGGGGTTCCTGAAGGATTTCGAGAAGGTCCGCAAGGGCGGCGAAGTCTGGTATTTCAACCACATCTGGCGACTACCGAACGTAGTGCAAGAGCAGACATGGGATGCAACGTATGAGGTCGAGCAGGATGCGAGTCGTGTTCAGTTCGGCAGATACAACCGGGACCTGTTCAACACGTTCAAAGGCGCTGCCAAGTGCGAGCTGGAAGAACAGCCCGCACCGATGCTGGACGGTTCCAGGAGAGTGTTCGGCAGATTCAATATCGATCTGTTCATGACATTCAGGGGTGCGCTGAAAGGGCTGTATGAATTCGAGGACACCTATCCGGCAACGCCGCACGGGAGCCTTGTCACCATGGACAGCACGATACGCTGTGATCGCACTGACATCACGGTAGATCAGGGAGTTCCGGGCAATCCGTTGACACTTGAGGCGGCGCTACTTCAGGAGCCTGCCTGCATAATAGAGGAGACAATCTGATGAGCCAAGCGGCATCGATCATGTATGAGGGATGTATCGAGTCGGCACTCGATCTGAAAGCCAAGACGCTGTGGATCGCATTCGCAGGGATAACAACCCCGTGGCCGGATGACGACAACCCTCCGACTCCGGGACCCGGAGAAACGGAGGTGACCGAGCCGCTGGTTTACGTGAAAGCTGCCGTCAAGCAGCTCGTCAAACCGGTCACTCAGGCAGCCTGGGAAGCGATTCCAGCGGATCAACGGGTGCCGCTGCCGCTGAACGGTATTTATTACGCCTATGTGGACGATGCCGATGCCTATGATGAGTATGCACGGTGGATCTACGTGCGGGGGAGTATCAACCCTGCCGCAAGCGGTCATCCTACGGGCACGTTCCGCATGGTGCGAGTTTTGTCAGGGCTCACACCCGCTGCAGGTCACGAGGGCGCTGAATGGCTTCTACCTGTGAATGTTGCGGATAGAGGAAAATTACGGTGGGGCGATAACCTGTCAGCCGTCACGGTGACCACGTCAAATCTTTTCACGGTGCACATCCCTATAGAGTTTCGATAAGGAGAGCGGATCATGCCACGCAGAGCCGATTTTATGCACAATTACAATGTGAGGGCTTTCGAGAATCTCGATCCGCCCGTGATGAAGATTCCCGTTGTCGAGGGACAAGCCGGGAGTCAATCGCTCACGTACGCTGCGACCTTCGTCACGATATGCGGCGAAACGCCTGCGAGCACTCCGGTGATCATCACCAATGGGCCGGACACGCTGAACGGGTTCGACAAGGTGAAGCTGGGTGTGGAGAGCATCCCGGCAGCAGCCCGGAAGGTGCGGTTCTACAAGAACACCGTTGACGGGCTGCGGCTGCTCGGTGAGGTGGACAGGGCTATCGGGCAGATGTTCGATTCGGGGCAGGCGGTTACTGCGACCGTTCCTATCAGTCAGAACACGTCAGGTCGCCCGCGTCACCTGGCGCTCGGGTTTCATTCCGGAGAGCTTTGTGGACGCCAGGAATTTATGGACCTGCAAGCCATTTTCGACCGCGACATCAAGGCCCTGGGCGATACCATCTTCAAAGACGGCGACGTGATCTCCGGTTGCGCGGTGCAGTTCGTTTCAGGAACAACCTGGCGTCTCACTGAAGGGTTTGTCTACCTGTACGGGATGATTCACGCCATTGACAGCGGTCTGGTGACGCTTGTCGGGACCGGGAAAGAGATGGTGGGAATCAGGGTCGAAGAGGACTGGATAACGAATGTTCAGGACCCTGTTCTGAAAGCCCATGCGGATGAGGAGGTCCCCCCGGAATATGCGCAACACGGTGCGGATCGGCTCGTGCTGAATTTTACCTGGGTTGTCGATCAGCCCGGGCAAATCAACGTGCGGCCGTTCCTGGACGGCCAGCCGTTACTCGAACAGCAAACCACGGAATACAGCGAGCTGGAAAAGATGGTGAATCGCCGGTTCTACCGCTTGAGCGGCGATTACAGCGTCAAGCCGTTTCCGAGGAAGCTGATTCCGCACGATACTGATGCGGCCAAGATGCAATTGAAAATCGACGGCGGCGGAATAGCGTCTGTTGGCGGACCTGAGATCGAGACCATTGCTCCGCAGTTCGTGGAGGTTCCGAAAGCTCGGGATACCGAGTCCGTGAACAATTCGCCGCTCGATCCCTACGATGCTCCGGGCGGTGCGGTCATCGGCACGGTGAGCGAACCGTTCAACGTGAACGGCCTGGCGGTCAAGCTGCGGTGCGGTAGCGGCAACTACCACACAGTGGCGCTCACGGGAAGCGGTCAAACTGCGCTTCAGGTAGCGAATCAGATCGCCAATGCAATCAATGCCTACCCCACAAGCGGGACTCTGGTCACCTGCACTGCTACAGGCGGAAAGCTCAAGGTCCAGGGTCCGGACGGAAAGTCGCTTACGATAGCGGCAGTCGCATCAGACGCTTACGGCGTATTGGGGATCTCTCCGGGAGTCTACGAGCCTACGGGACAACGGATCTACCGGGTGAACGATGCGTTCGTGAAGAGTGTCAGCGATCTGTCGTATATCACGGAAGTGGTCGAGGCCGTGACTCATGACGGGACCGATCACATCGATACGATGGCCAATACGAACGTCAGCGATATTCTGGGGGCATCCTTCGCAGAGGCGGACGCTCACGACGGTAAATACGATTTCGTGAAGAATATCGATTTCGTGAAAAGCGGTAATGAGGCCGACTTTGCTGCGCTGGGCGGGGCCAATCCGGCGAACGGGCAGACCATCTATTTCAAGTATCGGTACAGCGTGAATGCGGTGAAGGGTGTTCGGGTGAGAGTGCGAGTCACGGACGCTCAGATCGTCAAAGGCGCTGAGGACGGTCAGGACACGATTATCTTCGGTAGCGGCGATGCGGTTGAGGTGAAGACCGGCAATCCGGTGACAGGCTTGTCCGGTGAAGTGTCCGATGTGATCCGCATACTGCGGGTAAACAATTCGTCAGGACAGTCGCAATCGCAGTATACCAATTACTCCTTGGTGAAGAACTCCGGTGCACTAAAGCACGAGACGAGCAAGATCGACTGGAGCGCAGCGGGCGCACAGGGCGTGACTCCGGGCGGGCAACCGTCCACGGGATCGACCTATTACCTCACATTCGAATACTGGCGACATGTCACTGAAGGCGATTTCGTCACCGCTGATTCGTATCTCAACGATTACGAAGAGATCGAGTATGCAACGGGCACATCGTGGAATCTCCGGGACTGCGCAGATTTCCGCACGGTGAACGGCAAACGGCCTGTTCAGGGTGATTCTGCACGGTTCGATTACGAATTCTACCTGTCCCGCGTGGATCGGGTTGTGCTGGGCAGTGACGGGTATTTTCAGAGAGTGGCCGGTATACCGGCGTTGGTTCCGGTGGCACCCAAGAATCCCCAGGGCCCGCTGGCAATGTTCCTGCTCAGGGTCCCACCGTTCACGTACAGCCCTGCAGATGTAGTGATCCAGAACCTGGAAATACAGCGGAAAACACAGCAGGGTATCAACGAGATGCTCGCCAAGATCGAGCGCACCGAATACTTCATCGCGCAGTTTCTATCGAAACAGGGTGCAAAGGAGAATACCGCCGCCACGGATGCAAAAGGCATTTTCGTTGATTCTCTGGTCGGGCAGAAAAACGGAGATTTCGAGTTCTCGAAAAACGGCATCCAGTTCACGGCAGCAATCGATACTTTCGAGCGGTGCATACGGCTCCCGGTGAGTGAGGACGGTCGGGTCATCTCACTGGATGAGGCAAATTCTTCGGGATTCGCACGGGCGGGTAAAGTGCTGATGTTTGCCTATCAACCGGAGATCTATCTGTCGCAATTGAAGGCCACGGGAATCATCAACGTCAATCCTCATGAGGTTTTCGGGTGGATCGGCACCCTGGAGATCGATCCGGAAGAGGATTTCTGGACGGACGTGGCGCAACTGCCGGCTGTGGATACGAACTACGACGATCAGTTGAGGGCCCTGGCGGAAATCGAAGCGGAAAACGCTCTGCGTGCACGGCAGGTAACCTGGGGTGCGTGGCGTCTCACCTGGGATAGCGCGGGATGGGGAGAGACCACGTTGAATGAAGCGAGCGGCTGGCACTGGGGCGAGGACAGTGTCGGAGCAAAGACCTATCCGGGCCAGGCCAATGCGGCACGCGAACGGTTCGGCACATACAGCTCATTGGTGCCTGAGCGGACGCTCGTGGATCTGGGTGAACGGGTAGTGGACCTGACAGTGCTCCCCTACATGCGGCCGATCGAGATCAACTGCGTCGCCAAAGGGTTGAAGCCGAGCATCGACATTGCCGTGAGCATCGACGGCATCCCTGCGGATTTCACTGAAACGGGCGGCACGCAACCGGGGTCTGCAACCTATCGCGGCAAGAGCACGATCAGGACGTCCGGAGCCGGATCTGCAACCGGGAAATTCACCATACCCGAGGGTGTGGCAGTCGGGAAAAAAACCGTGCAGGTGTTTTCGGCGGCTAATCCGGAGGAAAGCTACGGTATCAGCATATTCTATTCCCAGGGATTCAGGGAGACCCGCCAGCGGCAATACATGGGGATCATCTCGGCCACAGAGCGGGAAGCCACGATCACCGAAAGCGAGTTCCACTACGGGGATCCGCTGGCCCAGACGTTCGCAGTGACGTCGGGGATTAAGTGGGTCTCGTATGTGGATCTGTATTTTCAATCCAAGGACACGGCGCTGCCGGTCACGGTGGAAATCAGGGAGACGCTGAACGGATACCCCTCACGGCGGGTAATTCAGACCTGCACCCTGGAACAATCCGATGTGAACGTCAGCGACGATGCCTCGGTGCATACGCGATTCACCTTTGCCAATCCGGTGGGATACACCGCGGGAGAGTATTGCTTTGTGGTGATCACGAATTGCGTGACCTACAAGGTGTGGTATGCCCGCCTCGGTGAAACGGATGTGCGCACCGGTCAGTTGGTCCGGCAGAACCCTACGGGCGGCGTGATGTTCACGTCACCCAACAACAGCACGTGGGAGGCGCATCCTGAATGGGACCTCACGTTCGAGATCGGCACCGCGAATTTCGAGAACAATTGCCAGCTCGTATTCGACAAGATCTCGGGTATTGAAGCGGGTATGCTCGTGTTGGCAGTGACGCAGTATCTCGGAGAGGGCTGCGATCTGCACTGGATGTATTCCCTGGATAATCGCAGCACATGGAAACCGGTTGTGGCCGGTATCGATTCCGAGCTGGGCCAGATCACCACGGAAGTGGATCTGAGGTGCGACGTTACGGGATCGGGCGGGACCTTCCAGATTTCCGAATCCGGACTCGGCATCATCCTTCTCCTGAATGAGCCGAGCGCCTGGTATGTGGGGTTCAACGGGGAACTTGCGGAACCGTGTGACAAGGTGACCATGATCGTTCCGCTGGCCGTGGACGGAACGAACGGCACAGGAAACAGGTCAGCGACGCCGTATTACTCGGTTGATAACGGCGAGACACTCGTGGAGATCAAACCCAGGGTGGGGTATGCGCCGGTGGCGTTGGGAGACGGGACCTACAGGGAATTCATCTTCGAGACTCCGGATGAGGCGACCATCACAGGCGCATCGAACACCACGCCCATCGTGATCACGTCGGCAGCTCACGGATTCACGAATAACACCATTGTCGAGCATACCGGAATCGGCGGGAATACGGCGGCAAACGGCACGTTCAGAGTGGCGAATGCGACCGACGATACGTACGAGCTGGTCGATCCGGAAACCGGAGCGGACGTTGCCGGCAACGGATCGTACAGCGGCGGCGGAACCGCGAAACTGGCGGAATACACGCAGCTCCGGACGCTTATGCTGTTGGAGACCGACAACAGAGCGCTCACTCCGAAGGCCGGGGAGATCAATACCATTGCAGCGTAAGGGGACGGCTCATGAGCATTGAGAGACGCAATCCGCAGGGATGGACGGACAAAGGGATGAAACCGGGCTGGATGCGGCGTGTTCCGACACCCCAGGACGGGAAGATCAAGCAGCTTGCGCAAGAAAACGCAGAGCTGAAAGCTCAGCTTGAAGAGCAGCAAGCCAGGCTTGCGCTGATCGAAGAGAAGCTGCTGACCAAGGAGTAAGACGCTGGCGCTCAAAATGCCGGACAATCCGGGGCTCTGCGATGCGATGGCCCAGAAATACGGGGCCCTCGTTGGCGATGGGTTCATCTGTGTAGCGGTCTCGGGCAAGCACATCAAGATCGAGGATATCGAGCATTCCGTGATGGAGGGGTTCGAGATCACGAACTTCAACTTCCATTGCTCCGGATCGCAGCCTGCAATGCCCACAACGGATTTCCTGCAGGGTCCCGTGGAGAACGACAAGAAGGGAAGGTTCGTCTGATGGCATGGCCTCCTGAAAATACCGATCCCACTGCCGAATCGCCGTTCTATTGCGACGGCGGTTACGGGTATGAGGTTCTGCGGGTATCGCCCGAGGGTAACGTGTTCGGGCAGACCCGATGGATTGCCGAGGTCCAGCACAAGATCTGGTGGACGGGCAGCGGGTACCGGTACGTGGAATCAACTGCGCTCCACATGACGTACGAGGAATTGCCCACAGGCAGGCCGTTCGGTGAGATCCGCAAGGTCAGAGAGTATATCAAAGCCACAAACGAATACATCTGGCGGGAATACTGGTATGACGCGGAGGCCGGGATCTGGAAACAGATCGCCTGGCTGTGGACCATTGAGGGCCTGCAGAATATTCCCGATCCAGGCAAACAGGTGGGCGGAGCGCACATTGTCATCGAGCGTGCGGTTCCGTTCGTGTGGACCGGGATTCGATGGGAACGTTTCAGGCATTCCATGCTGAAGGACGATGAGCCGCTGCGGCACTTACCTGCGGGCTTCCTCCGGACGCTGAACCCGGATGCACGAGTGGTCTATTACTCACCAACGGAGATCGGTATCGAGCCTATCAAAGGCGGTTCCGGAAAGGTTTTGGTCAATCTCGAATACGTTCTTGCCACACGGGAAGGTTCGGTAAGCCCGAATCTCGCCGTGCTGGACTGGAATGATGAGACTCGGACCATTGCGCCGCGGCATATAGAGCCCGGGACCGAATACTGGATTTATCTGGCCAATGCAGACAATGCGTTCGTGATCCAGGGCCTGCCGGGTGATGCTGAGCACAATGCAGCTCCTGCTTGGGATTATCGACAGAAGCTGTTTCTCAGCACGACGCCGGATGTCAACGGGTATCTGGCCGATACCGGCAGCGGTCTGAATGCTCGGTTGGTCGGCAAGATCGAGACGGACAACACCGCGGCTGCCGATGGCGGGCCGTATTTCCTTCGTGAGCTGGACATCAGCCTGATCAGCAGGCTGGTGAGCCTGCCCGAGACCTACCGGGAATTCTCGGACTTTGTGGTGACCTTCTGGGATCAACAGACATTGCGGCTGGAACGGCTCGATGCAACGTACGGGCAGATCTTTGCGGGCGGGAACCTGCATTTCCTCGGTGAAGGGCGGGTCCTACAGACGGACGATCCGTGGATCGAGTGGAGCGATACCGAACCCAAGCTCGTGAGGCGCACGAATGCGCTTTCGGCATCCTCTCAGTATTTCATTTATCTCTCCGGCGACGTGGACCCGTTCAATTTCAATGCGATCAATCCCGAGACGAATCGGCCGTGGCAGGCCACGGATACGGGCGCTGTCGAGTATTACGATCCGGATCTTGATATGCGGCTCATGCTGTTTCTCAGCCCGAAGGAGCCGGATCATGGCGTTCTGGATGAGGCGTGGCCTGGGTATTACGCGAGGCATGTCGGGCAGGTCCGGACAGATGAATACGGGAATTTCGTGAATGCATGGGATCTGAGCGCAATCCGGCAAAAAACGCTCAATCCGAGCTGGTTTGACGGGCTGGCTGAGATCGAGCTGGTTCCTGTGGACACCACGGAATTCCGGGTGTGCAAGAAAAAGGGAAGCAGCGGGATCATCAGCGTGCGGGGCGCTGCGGTGCAGACGTTCGACAGTGACGATCCGGACGTGCACTGGGTTACCACTGCGGACATGGTGCAGGCCTACAATGAGGGCAATCCTTCAAGTCCGTTGAGTCCGTTGAATCCGATATCCTGGTATCCGGGTGAATCGCTGTATCTCTACATGGCGAATCACCGCAGTTTGTGGGGCGATCTTGCAGGCCGGACGTTTGTCTCCGATCATGCGCCGACTGGCGGGTATCTGTCGCAGAATTGGCCGGGCAATAATGCCCGCTGGATATGCACCGTAAAACCGGACGGCAACGGCGCATTCACGGGCAAATTCATTCCCGAGACCATTGCAGTGAGCGCTCACAGCCAGATATTCGATGACGAGCCCGAGAAACACCGGGTGCACAACGATAGCCAAGTGACGAACCTGAATATGCTGTCTGCCGCGGGCGTGTTGTTCGAGCTGCAGAAACAGCAAGGATTGCCGGTTCGGTTGGATTTCCAGGATGCAACGCACGTGAAACTGGTACCGATCGGGGACCAGGCGACGTACGTAATTCTGCCGGACATGACGGTGTTGAACGTGCCTGCAGCGGGTATTTCGCTGGCAGTGGCCGGGAACACGGGCTCCACGTATTTCGTGTATGCGACAGCATCGGGGCCTGAGTTTTCAACGCAGGCGCCGGACAAACACTACGCAGCGCTGGAAACGAGCGGGACCACGAAGACGCTTGTGGGATGGTTCGCATTTGCAGCGCCGAATCAGTTGCAGGGCACTTGGAACGTGTTCAGCCATTCTCACGAGGACAGGAAATTCACGGCAACCATTACCACTGAGACAACCACGCTGAACCTGCCGGGATGCGTGGTTCCGCCAGGACGAACCTGCGAGCTGACCAGGACGGGCCAGTCGTCCGCGTCAAGTTCGGAACGTGATTCTGGGTATGGTTGGGAGCGCAGCCTGGACATTACTGTAGTGACCGGATTCGGGAGAATAGATGACGGGGTTGGCACTGTCCTGGTTGGGCACGCAAACCTGTCACACGGGATAGTGCAGCCTGGCATCTACAATGAGTTTTCGCTCACGCATTCATTATCCAAG